AGATTGCCCTATTATTCAAAGGAGCTTGGTCTTAAGGGGGGAGGAGCGTTTTTTTGGTAGATTATGAATAAACCATATATTGATGAAAAAATAAACAATGACACATATGAACGAGTATTTAAGCATGATATTGATCCTAGTGAAATGGTATGGCATAGAGATCGTGAAACACGTAAAATTGAAATACTCGAAGGCAATGGCTGGATGCTACAGCTTGATAACGGGCTGCCTTTCGAATTACATCCCGGAGATAAACTATGCATTCCAAAAATGGAATATCACAGAATATATAGGATTGGCGGCAGCGATCTTAAAATAAAAATCTGTGAGTAGAATAATAGACAACGAGCTAAATGACGATAATTTTGCCCTATATGCGGCACAAAATTATAACAATCCTCGCATATTGAATATTAATGAATTCAACGAGGATATTGATCGATTCAAATATCTTAAAAAGTTATTTACTCAATATAGTGATAAGGGAGAATTACATGAAAGACTTATAAGCAATCATCTTATTTGTATCTTTAATGTATTTCGTTATGAAGCCGCAACAAATATGTGTTTTTATAAACTTAAAGAGACACAATGGCCAGCCTTAAAAACCTTTCTCATGTATCATAACTATATTAGCTATGATGATTTTCATGATATACCCAGTGATCTATTTGTTGCAAAGAGATTAAAGGAGATGTAAGTTAAAAACTAAATCTTTATATATAGTCTAGATGAAAATAAAAGAAGATGAAGTTGTGGGAGGGGAGTCAGGCAATAATGCTCCAAGTATGTCAGCCGATGCAATAGCAGATAATCCGATGCCTCTTGGCTATGATAGAAAGAAACACAAGATGTTTAATCTAGCGCCAAAGGTATGGAGACGCTTTGAGAATAAACGTAAAGCTACTACAGAAGAATGGATAAAGGAGCTTGATTGCAGCAGTGAGCAGCAAAAGGCAGTGCATGAATATGCCACAAAAAATCCAAATAAGGATATTCTATTGCGCAATAGTGCAACGGGGGAATTAAAGATTATTCGTCGAAAAGTTGCAAAATAAGGTTTACAATTTCTAAAAAATAATTTATACTACTTTAAATGAAAACAGAACAAACACCAATTACGATATTTGATGAGCAGATTAGTCGAAAACCAAATCGCTATCCATGGACAGAACAGTTTATTGAGAGCATGCATAATGGCTTTTGGACCGATAAAGAATTTAGTTTTAATGCAGATCTACACCAATTCAAGACAGTCTTGACAGAACAGGAACGACAAATTGTAATACGAACATTAAGTGCAGTTGGTCAAATCGAAGTTGCAGTCAAGACTTTTTGGGCTAAACTAGGCGAGAATCTGCCACATCCAAGTTTACAAGATCTTGGTTATGTTATGGCAAATGTTGAAGTAATTCATAATAATGCCTATGAAAGATTGCTTAAGGTTCTTGATATGGAGGATATATTTGAAGAGAATCTCAAACTTGATTGGATTCAGGGGAGAGTCAAATATCTTCGCAAATATACCCACAAATTCTATAAAGATAGTCGCAAACAATATCTCTATGCACTTATTCTCTTTACTCTCTTTGTTGAGAATGTAAGTCTCTTTAGCCAGTTTTATATTATCAATTGGTTTGCACGCTATCGCAATGTGTTGTTTGATACAGATCAACAGGTTAAATATACACGCAATGAAGAAAATATTCACGCTCTTGTTGGTATGAAGATTATTAATACAATTCGTGAAGAACTTCCAGATCTATTTGATGCAGAGCTTGAAGAGCGCATCTTAAATGAAGCTCATGAAGCATTTAAAGCCGAGAGCAAGATTGTTGATTGGATGATTAATGGCATAAAGGAGCCAGCACTCAGTGCACCATTGCTCAAAGAATTTATTAAGAATCGCATTAACAATAGCATGACTCAAATTGGCTTTAAAGCACCATTTGAAAATATTGACACAGAGATGTTAGAGGCCACAACGTGGTTTGATGAAGAACTCTTTGGCAATAATATGACTGACTTCTTTCATACAAAAGACACTGGCTATAGCAAGAAAAACCAGAGCTTTGATGAAGATGATTTGTTTTGATATATAAGATTAATGAATGATACTATGGAAATATATTGGTTGAATGAAGATAGCCGAAAGTTTTTAAGCAGAGGCTATTTGCTTGAAGGTGAAACTGCTGAAGAGCGTATGGCAGCAATTGCTGCTAGAGCCGAGCAGATTTTAAAAATCGATGGCTTTGCTGCAAAGTTTTTAAACTATTTGCATCGAGGCTTTTATAGTCTAAGCAGCCCAATCTGGGCAAACTTTGGTCGAGATCGTGGATTGCCGATCAGCTGCTTTGGCAGTTATATTGATGATACACTAAGCGAGATTACTGGCACAAAGATTGCTGAGGTTGCTATGATGACAAAATATGGTGGTGGTACAAGTGCATATTTTGGTGCTCTTCGCCCTCGCGGCAGTGCAATTAATAGTGAAGGCACAAGCACTGGTGCAGTTCACTTTATGGAGCTTTATGAGACTCTCATGAATGTAGTAAGTCAAGGCAGTGTGCGTCGAGGTAGTTTTGCTGCATATCTGCCAGTTGATCACCCTGACTTTGAAGAGTTTTTGAAGATTCGAGGTGATGGTCATGCTATTCAAAATATGAGCATCGGAGCTTGTATTAGCAATGAATGGATGCGCAGCATGCTTGATGGCGATAAAGCCAAGCGTGCACTTTGGGGCAAGATCATTAAAAAGCGTTTTGAGAGTGGTTATCCATATCTGTTCTTTACTGATAATGTTAATGATGCTGCTCCGCAAGTCTATAAAGACAAAGGCTATAAGATTCACGCTAGCAATCTTTGCAGTGAGATTATGTTGAGCAGCAGCCCAGATGAAAGCTTTGTATGCAATCTTAGCAGTCTTAATCTTGAAAACTGGGATGAGATAAAAGAAACAGATGCAATTCAAACACTTGTTTATTTCTTGGATGCAGTCATGAGCGAGTTTATTGACAAGACTGAAAATATACCACACATGAGTGCACCTCGTAAATTTGCAATGTCTCAACGAGCACTTGGTGTTGGTGTATTGGGTTGGCATAGTTATTTGCAAAAGAACTCAATCGCCTTTGAAACAATTGAAGCACAAGCTCGCAATGTTGAAATCTGGAAAACGATTCGTGAAAGATCAGATGCTGCAACAGCAGAGCTAGGGGTTCAATATGGTGAGCCTGAATTATTAAAAGGCTATGGTCGTCGTAATGCAACAACTCTAGCAGTTGCACCAACCGTTTCGAGCAGTGCTATTTTGGGTCAAGTTAGTCCAAGCATTGAGCCACTCAATAGTAACTATTTTGTTAAGGATCTTGCTAAAGGCAAATTCACCTATAAAAATCCATATCTGAAAAAGGTATTGGCTGATAAAGGTGCAGACAAAGCAGCAGTCTGGAAAGATATTCTAATTCATGGTGGCAGTGTACAACATCTAACTGAACTGCTTAACGATCATGAACGTGCAGTATTTAAGACATTTGCTGAGATCTCTCAAAAGGATGTTGTAATACAAGCTGCACAACGTCAGCCTTATATTGATCAGGGTCAGAGCTTGAATCTTATGATCAGCACTGACACAAAACCAAAAGACGTCAGCGAACTGCAAATCTTTGCATGGGAAAATGGCATTAAGAGTCTTTATTATCAACGCGGCACAAATCCTGCACAAAATCTTGCACGCAGCATTGTGAGTTGCCAAACATGTGAAGCATAATATGGTTGAGAAGTTTAAGTGTAGTTGTTGTCGATTAGTCTATGAACTATCATGGGATGATAGCGATGATCTATGGACTGCTGATGTAGAAGACCTAGATCGCGACGTCTATAATGATCTTGATGATTGTTATGAGCCTCGCTATTGCCCATTTTGTGGATCGGATATTTGTGAAGATGATATTTGCGATATTGACGATTATTGATCCTCATAGATAAAATATGTGGATTTATAATGGAGAGCAATTTACTAGTGATATGATAGGCAATAATCTCGGTTTTGTC